CTGCCATTTACAACCCCTTATCAAAAAAAGAACAAAAAGGGGCTAAAAAGCCCCCTTAGTTTTACTGGTTATTAGCCTGCAACAGCAGCAACAATACCAGTTTCAGGACGTAGTACCTTAGTACCATATAGACGATCAGCAGTGTAAAGAGTGCCTAAGAACTCTTGCTTGTACTGAGTCTGAGAACGGATGCCCTGCTGTTCAGCAAGTACCATGGTGTCTTTATGACCCAAGATAGCACCACGAACACCAGTAGCTAGAGTAGGTACGTTAGTAGAAACGAATACGTCTACACCATACAACTCACCGATCTTACCATTAACAACGCCACGACCATTTACGAAGTCAGAGCTAACGTAGCGGTCAATACCCATGATTGCGTTACGCAAAGCAGGAGGTACAACTAGGAAGCGGTTGTCCATTGGGGTGTCTTCATCATCTAATTCTTGAATCAAAGAACGCAAGAAAGCATCATCGAAAGCAGAACCAGAGTCAGTAGAACCAGCATAGGCACTTAGAGCACCAGAGCCACCATTGATGAAAGACTTAGAGTGAGTCCAATCAGAACCATCACCATCACCGAAAGACTTACCTAGGGTAAATAGATCGTCGTCAACTTGCTTGGCTAGAGCGTAACCAGCATCACCAGTGTAGAACTGACGCAGGGAAGCAAGAGCTTGTACTTCAGTAATATCTTCAATAATGCGAGAATATTCGAAGTGCTTGTCGATGTTGACAATAACTTCTGATTCTACTGCATTCTGAATGGTAACAGCAGTGTTTTCAGCTTTAGCATTAGCAGTACCACGAGTAGGCTTAGGGATATGGATAGTATCGCCTTTCTTGCCTTGCATGGACATTTTCTTAACGAGAGGGGCTAGGACTAGGTTTTGCTCATAAGCAGCAACAACTTCGTCAGACCAAATCTCAGGGATAAAACTAGCTGCGGAAGTATTATCTACAGCGCCTGTCATTGAAGGATAAGTACTAGTAGCCATTTTAAATTTCTCCTATAATAATAGCTATTTGACCCTTCCCTCAGCATATGCTTGTTGTATATCGTCCGATAGTGCCATATACCGATCTGGGTCAGTTTTCATAAGTTTAATAATATCAGCACGGCGATAGAACTTTTTGGAGGACGTAGAATCTGGGTTTCCTCTTGCAGAACCCGTTGACCCACTTTTGACAGCCTGTCGTCTTCCAGCTTTTTCAGCTTCCACTGTCTGAGACACTACGGCTTTACGTTCTTTCCAAAGATTGAAAAGTTCGTTAGCTGCTTCGGCATCATAACCTTGATCTGCTTGTACAAATAATTGTGTACGAATCTTAGAACCCTTAATCCACTCTGCAAACTTTTCATCCGCTAGTATCTCTTGCATATCGGGATGATTGCTTTGTAGCTGCTGCATAGCGTTTTGTTTAGCAAAAGCCTGTGTAACTTCTTCTGCTGCTTTCAGCTTAGGGTGGTTATTAATAGCCTGAGCAATAGCTTTCTCAGGTTCAGTGTAAAAATCTATCTCTTCTTCTTTTTCCGTGTTTTCAGTAGGTTGTTGAATTGTACTTGAGATATAATCATCTACTACCTTACGAAGTTCTCCTACTTCAGAAGACTGACGACCTAATAACTTCTCGGCTTCTTGGTGCATACGCACTACGTCCTCTAAGGACTTGCCTTGGTATTTATCAGGAATGTCTGTTGTTGTTTCTTCTTCAACAGGTTCTTCAGGTTGTAAAGTTGCCTCTTCAGGGTTTACTTCCGATTCTTCGTACTCAGGTAGATCATTGTTATCTAAGTGTTCACTTTCGTACTGAGTTTCATCATTGTCGATGATTTGTGCTGCCATACTAAACTCCGTGCCTTTGCATTGTGGAGATAAACAAAATGACTGTAGTTTACCTATAAAGGGCTACAAGTCGCCTTTTTTAGCTTTCGCTTCGTGTTGTCTTGCCCAGTTAATAGTAGCTCCAGGAAAATCCCCAGATATAGGGTCTAACAAACTTCGAGGCATAGCTAATTGCCTAGTAGCAGGCCTACCGCAGTTTTTACAATCAACTGTTTCGGTGTCGCCTTTTACATAGTGTTCATTAACGTGTCCGTCTGGACATTTAAAATCAAATACTTTAAGCATCGTAATCCTGTTCTTCCTGAGGGTTGTCTAGCTCTTCAAAAGAGTTGAGAGTAGTTTCCTCTAAGTTCAAAAGAGTACCAATAATGTTTAGTTGTCCTTTGCGGAAAAAAAGTTCCTCAAGGCCTTTGGTGTGTTCTACAGAGTCTATTGTTTCTGCATTGGCCTTGAGGTCAGTCAGGAGAGTAGTCCAGCCATCCGTCTTGAATAACTGGAACATCTCACGATAGTATTGTTCTA